ATTGATGGTATGCAAATGATTGAGAACGAAGATGGCTCAGTCGATTTTGAGATGCCACCAGAGGAAATGGAGCTTGAGGAACTGCCAGACGGCTCCGTGATTGTCCACGACCCAGACTTAAAAGGTCCTGCTGACGATAAGAAGTTCTACGCCAACCTGGCTGAAGAGTTTGATGTCAAAGGCTTAGCGCTTGAGTACATCAACCTGATTGAGAAGGACAAAGAAGCCCGTAAGATGCGGGATAAGCAGTACGAGGACGGTATCAAGCGTACTGGCATGGGTAACGACAGCCCAGGTGGTGCGACGTTCTTTGGAGCGTCTAAGGTGGTTCACCCTGTGATGGCTGAGTCCTGCGTAGACTTTGCGTCCAGGGCGATTAAAGAGATGTTCCCACCTGATGGACCCGTCAGGACAAAGATTTTAGGTGACATTGACGACGAGAAGACCGAACGCGCTGAGCGTAAGCGGGATTACATGAACTGGCAACTCACCGAGCAGATTGAGGAGTTCCGCGACGAACAAGAGCAGTTGCTGACCCAACTTCCTCTTGGCGGCTCCCAATACCTAAAGCTGTGGTACGACGAGCACAAGAAGCGCCCCTGCGTGGAGTTCTTGCCGATTGATCGAGTTATCGTACCGTTTGCCGCGTCCAACTTCTACACTGCTCAACGTGCGACCGAGGTTCACGAGATTACCGAGTGGGAAGTCAAGATGCGTATCAAGTCGGGGATGTACCGCGACATTGGGATGATACGTGCCACGATGGAGCCTGAGCCAACGGGACCACAGAAGGCGAACGACAAGGTTGAAGGTAAGAAGTGGCAGGACAATGAGGACGGTGTCAGGCGCTTCTACCATTCCTACGTATGGCTTGAGCTTGAGGAGGATAAGTACACCAAGGGCGAGATGGCGCCGTACATCCTGATGATTGACTCACTGGATCACGAGGTTGTTGGTTTGTACCGTAACTGGGAACACGGGGATGAAACCATGACCAAGCTAGACTGGGTTGTGGAGTTTAAGTTTATTCCCTGGAGGGGCGCGTATGCAGTTGGCTTACCTCATCTTATTGGCGGTCTTAGTGCCGCCCTTACTGGCGCTTTACGTGCTTTGCTTGATACTGCACATATCAACAACAGCGCTACTATGCTTAAGCTTAAAGGCGCTAAGGTCAGTGGTCAATCTCAGCAGGTTGAAGTTACCCAAGTTGCCGAAATTGAAGCAGGACCAGGTATTAATGACATTAGGCAAATTGCTATGCCTATGCCTTTTAACCCTCCTAGCCCTGTACTATTTGAGCTACTTGGATGGCTAGATAACGCCGCCAAGGGCGTTGTAACGACGGCTGAGGAGAAGATAGCAGACGTGACTGCGCAAGCGCCTGTAGGTACCACACAAGCCCTTATTGAGCAGGGATCTGCGGTATTCTCAGCGATCCACGCCAGACTCCATGACTCACAAGGTCGTGTGCTCAAGATTCTTGGCAGACTGAACCGTTGGTACTTGGACGATCAGCGTAAAGGGGAAGTTGTCAAAGACTTGGAGATTACCAAGGAAGACTTTGAGCGCAACACGGACGTTGTACCCGTCTCTGACCCACACATCTTCTCTGAAACCCAGAGGATGGCACAGAGCCAGGCTGTGATGGCGCTGATGGATAAGTATCCAAACCAGTTCAACCAGAAGGCTGTGCTTGAGCGATTCTTAAAGCAGATGAAGGTTGCAGGCATCAACGAGATACTGGTTGACGAAGCCGAGCCACACATGCACAACGTGGCTGAAGAGAACATTGCTATGGCACTGGGTCAAGGTGCGTTTGCTTACCCTGAGCAGGATCAGTTGGCACACATCCAAGGTCACTTTGACTTTGTGATGAACCCGCTACTTGGGCAGAACCCGATCATTGGTCCCCAGTTAATTGGTCCGATGATTGAGCATATGAGACAGCACATCACGCTTTTGTACCTTGAGATGATGAAAAAGTACGCAACCAAGGACGATAAGCGCCAGGCTGAGCAGTACGAAGACCCCAAATACACCGCGCAGATTGACCACATCTACGGTTTGGCGTCTCAGCATGTGGGTGAAGACCTGCAATCACAGATATTTGCCAAGCTGATACCTGACTTTCAGCACCTTATGCAGATGCAACAGCAGTTTGCACCCAAGCCACAGCTTGGACCAGACGCTCAGGCGCTCATCCAGACCTCAATGGCTGAGACACAACGCCGTACACAGCGTGATCAACAAGAGATGCAACTCAAAGGACAGCAGTTGCAGGCTGATACACAGCTACAGCAGTCCAAAATCATGGGCGAACAACAAAAAGCGCAGGCAGATAGGGAGCTTGAGGTCGCAATCAACTCCACTGACAACCTGACTAAAGAGCGTATAGCTTCAGCGGAACTCACTAGGGACGCCGCTAAGCTACAGCAAGAGCAGTATGACACTGCAATTTCGCTTCAAAACGAAGCACAACGACACTTAGGAGGTCAACATGGCTAGTGATGCAGAGCAAAAGGGTATTAACGTACCCCTACACAAGCGTATCGCACAAGGCGAGAAGCTTGACGGAACAAGTTACGGCTCAAAAGGCGGTAGCGAGAAGAAGCAAGGTGGCTTAGCTCATACAGAAAAGAAAAAATGAGCGGGTTTATCGGAGATCTGATCAGCAAGGTCAAGGAAATGCAGGGTGATATTGGCGACTCTCTCAAGGATGGCGCCGCTATGAACTGGGAATCCTACCAACGCATGGTCGGGATAAACATTGGACTGCAAAAAGTCCTGGATTTAATAGAACAACAACTAGAAGAGGAAGAAAAAGATGAGTGATACAGACTTGGCATGGGCTTTTCCTGCTGTAGAAGCAGGTGTAGAGCCTTTGGGAGCACGAGTACTTGTTCAACTAAAGAGAACGAAGAAGAAAATGACCGCATCTGGCATTATTCTCGCCGAGGAGACTCGTGAGAATGAGAAATGGCAGAACATGGTCGCAAAAGTCATTGAGATTGGTCCATTGGCTTATCGTAACCGCGACACGATGGAGGCATGGCCCGAAGGATCGTGGGTAAAGGTAGGTGACTATATCCGTGTTCCTAAATGGGGTGGGGATAGATGGGAAGTCGCAGTGCCTGGGGAAGATCACGTCGAGGACAAAGCTATGTTTATGGTTTTGAACGACCACGAGGTTATCTCTAGGGTTAAAGGAGATCCGTTAGCAATGGCGGAATATGTGTAAATACGTGCAAGACTACCGTAAAGAGGGAAAAGCATGAGTGATGTGATAGAAAAACCTGAAGAGGAACTTAAGATCAAAGAAGAGATGGACGGTTCAGCCGTTGTTGATCTTCCAGATGACATACAAAGCCCTGACGAGCCTAAACAGGCGGCTGAAGGGGGCGAGGTAAAGGCAGAAGCTTCTAATGAGGACAATGATCATCCTGATGATTCAGACGAAGTCCGACAAGAGAAGATCAACCGTAGGAAACTACGTCGCCAACGCGCTAAACAAGACCACGCCGAAAAGGATATTAAGCTTCAACAGCTAGAAAGAGTTAACCGCGAGTTAATGGAAAGACTTTCTAATGTTGAAAGACGTACCCACGGTGCAGAATTAGCCAGGGTTGACAAGGCGATTGAGGATGCTGAGCTTCAGTTCCAATACGCCAAGCTCAAACTTGGAGAAGCGACTCAAGCAGGAGATGGTGATGCTTTGGTTAAGGCTCAAGAGATGTGGTACGAGGCTCGTCAAAAGATTGAATCTTTGAAGAGTGTCAAGACACAAGCTGTAAGACCAACCAATGACCGCACACTACCTGATCCACAGATACAGCGTAACGCCGCTGACTGGATGAGCCGTAACGATTGGTATCGCCCTGACAGTGGGGATGAGGATACTGAGATAGCAAAAATTATTGACAAACGTCTGGTGGAAGAGGGTTGGGATCCTAAAAGTCCTGCCTACTGGGATGAGCTAGATAATCGCTTGCAAAGGCGCCTTCCGCACAGATACAATGACAGCACAGACGATGAGCCTGTAGTTAGACAACGTCCTAGGAATGTTGTGACGAGTTCAGGACGCGAATCATCTGCGGCAGGCGCAAGCCGCAACACTTTCACACTCAACCCTGAACAGGTGAGAGCGATGAAGGATGCAGGATTCTGGGATGACCCCCAGAAGAGAGCAAAGATGATCAAGCGTTATGCAATGGAAGCACGTTCACAAAGGAGTAACTAATTATGGAATCACGTTTAAAAAAATCTTTGAATGCAGGCGGTAGACAGAATCGTGCTCAGCAAGATGAATCCCGCCAAGCCCCAGAAGAGAAGTTCGTCTCAGCACAGGAACGTCGCAAGATGTGGAGTGATGAGTGGACACAAAGAGCATTGCCAGATGTCCCTGAAATCCCTGGTTGGCATGTGTGTTGGTTATCAACTACTAACTCATATGACAGCATTGACAAGAGAGTTCGTCTTGGTTACGTCCCAGTGAAAACTGAAGAGGTACCACAGTACGAAAGTCACAAAGTCAAATCAGGTGAGCATGTCGGATATGTGTCTTGCAACGAAATGTTACTGTATAAGATACCAATGGATGTGTATCAGGAAGTAATGCAACACTTCCACCATGATATGCCTCTTGAGGAAGCGAACAAAATTCGCATCCAAGCTGAGCAAACAATGGGTCGCGATAGTAACGGCAAGTCACTTGGACGAATTGAAGGTGAAGGTATTGGCAAGATTGATGAACCGCTTCCCGCGCCCGTTTTTTCAGGGTAAGGAAGTACATAAGGAGTTTTGCATATGTCAGCATTATTGCAACCCTTCGGTTTACGCCCTGCGTTCCATCCATCAGGTCTGGATCGCGCACAGGCGTTAGCAGGAGGAATCACTTCTGGATACTCTTCAAACATTTTGAAGGGTCAACCAGTTAAATACTCTGCGTCAGCAGGTGTAATCGTTCCCGTAGCCACTACAGAAGCTTTCTCTGGTGCGTTTGCGGGTGTTGAGTGGACTGACTCTACAGGTCGTCGTCGTGTAAGCAATTACTGGCCTGCCAGTACAACTTACATTACTGGATCTTGTATTGCTTATTTCTATAACGACAACAACATCGTTTATGAAATCCAAGCAGACGGAGCAGTTGCTCAAACCGCTATCGGTAATGAGTACAACTTCACCAACATAACTAACGGTTCTACTACTACAGGTCTGTCACAAGCGACACTAGGCGCTTCTACAGCAGTTGGTAATAACACCCAAGGTCAGATGCGTGTTGTTGACCTTTCGCCCGTTCCAGGCAATGCTTGGGGCGATTCCTATACTATCGTTCGTGTTGTCGTAGCCGCATCTCAGATGTTTGGTAGCGTAACAGCGTTCGCATAAGGAGAGTAAATTATGGCAGCACCAATGCGAAGTACGGACTTTAGAAGTATTGTCGAACCGATTCTTAACGAATGTTTTGATGGCGTTTACGATCTTCGTGAAGACGAATGGTCACGTGTTTTCCGTGAACAAGAAGGTATTCCACGTAACTACCACGAAGAGCCAGTCCTTTATGGATTTGGCGCCGCTCCCCAACTTCCTGATGGCACTCCAGTGTCTTATCAGCAAGGTGGTGTGCTCTTCCTCCAACGCTATATCTACTCAGTGTATGGGCTTGCCTTTGCATTGACAAAGGTGTTGGTAGAAGACGGCGACCATATCCGTATTGGTCAAGTTTACGCTCGTCACTTAGCTCAGTCTTTGATTGAGACAAAAGAGACTTTAGCGGCAAACGTGCTCAATAACGCTTTCAACTCCAACTATGTTGGTGGCGACGGCGTATCTTTAATCAGCGCATCACACCCAATCGTGAACGGCACTTTCTCTAACCAGTTGTCTACAGCCGCCGTGTTGTCACAGACTTCTTTAGAGCAAATGTTGATTCAGATTCGTAACGCTGTTGACAACAACCAGAAGAAAATTCGCTTGGTTCCACGCCAATTGGTCGTGGCTCCTGGTAACATTTTCCAAGCTGAAGTGTTGCTCAAATCAGTATTACGTACTGGTACAGCAAACAACGACATCAACCCCGTTAAGTCTATTGGCTTATTGGATGAGGGTGCCGCTGTTCTGAGCCGTTTGACTTCATCTACCGCATGGTGGGTACAGACAGACGCACCAGAAGGTATGAAGCTGTTGATGCGTAGACGTTTAGAGAAGACTATGGAAGGTGACTTCGAGACTGACTCTATGCGCTATAAAGCAACTGAGCGTTATGCAATAGGATGGACAGATCCTAGAGCGCTCTTCGGTACACCTGGCGTGTAATCCAGTGGGGAGGGGATAACACCTCTCCCCTTTTTTTAAATTCTTAACGGGTTCATGCCCAAAAGGAAAAAATATGCCGCAATTTAGCGACGATCTCTTCTTAGGTTCCGCAATTTCGTATGCGGGTACAAACGTAAACAATGCGTATGGCGATCCATCCCCAATGGGAACTGGATTCGGTCCAATGGGACGCACATTCCTGTGGGATACCACAGCGGCTGTCGGTACAACTGCGGCTGTTCTAGCGGCTGTTACACCTACTACAGCGACAACTTACAGTGGAACCTCCCTCGCGGCGGCTAATACTGCTATCAATACAACTCGCGTTGTACGTGGTGACGGTACAACTGTGATTCAACTTGACTACCCAAGAGCGGTAGCGGTTACAACTGCTTCGTTTACTGCGGCGACTTTCGTTACAGCAAACATCACAGCATCCAATACAACTGGTTCATTCTCTGTTGCAACAACTCCACTCGTTGGATTGGCAGTTGGTCAGACAGTGACTGTAACTGGTACTAACTCTGGTACTTCTACACTTGCGGCAGGTACATACCTGATCTCTGCAACGAACGGTACTACAACCTTCACACTAACAACCACTTCTGGTGGCGTGGTAACTACAGTTGCTTCTGGTACAAACACTGGTTTGACCTTTGCTAACTCAATTACTGCAACGGCAATCACTGTTTCTGGATACGACTACTACGGCGTACCAATGACAGAGATTATTGTTAACAGCACATCGTCTGCTACTCAAGTAGTTGGACGTAAGGCTTTCTTCCAGGTTTACTCTGTTTCTTTCGGTGCCGCTCCTGGTGTTGCCGTATCAGCAGATACATCAAACGTCCTTGGCTTCCCCGCACGTATCTCTGACTACGGATATATCCTTAGCAACAGATTCAGCGGTTCCTTGTCTAACGACTCTGGAACAGTAGCTTTGGCTTATTACAGCAATACAACTAACTACGCTACACAAGTTGTAACGGGTTGGACAATTGCTTCTCCTGGCGTGTTGACTGTTGGATATTCACCTGCAAGCGGAACAATCGTTCAGTTCACAGGTACACCTCCAACTGGTATCAGCACAGGTACTAACTACTGGTGGACATACATCAACGGTACAACTGGTAAGCTCTCCTCAAGTCAAGCAAACTACCTAGCAGGTACATTCTTGGCGGCTACTGGATCTTATACAGCAAGCGCATCAAGCATGGTTCCTCAGTTCACATCAACCTCAGTTACTCCTGACGTGCGTGGTACATACACACCCGCAGGTACACTAAACGGGTTGGCAAGACTTGTGTTGAACCTCGGTTTGACCGCTATCCAAGTTGGTCCTAATGCTACGGCAACAGGTCTGCTCGGCATTACCCAAGCTTAAGGAGACTAAATCATGGCTAAAGCAACTAAAGGGGCAGGCGGTTTCAGCCAAATGCCTAAGATGATCACCGATGAGCCTTCAGTTATTCTGAAGCTCAAAAAAGGTGGTTCTGCTCACCACAAACATGGTGGCAAGCATCATGAAGAGCATGGTCACAAGACTATGCACAAAGCTATGGGCGGTATGATGGACGGCATGACACTACCTGCGCGTGGTGGAATGGCTCCTGCTATGGCTCCTAAGATGGGCGCTCTTGCGGCTCGTCGTGCGGCTATGAAGGGCATGAACACCCCAGTAATGAAAAAGGGTGGTAAGGCTCACAAGGCTGAAGGCGGTTCTGCTCATGAGAAAGAGATGCACGAGATGCATAAAATTGAGCAAGAACTCAAGCATCATGAAAGCATGAAGGCAGGCAAAGCTCATCACGGTCTTAAGAAGGGCGGTCACGCTAAGCATCACATGGCTAAGGGTGGCAAGATGCTTGGTAAAGAGCTTGACAAGTTTGAGACTAAAACTACTGACGAGAAAGCACCTGGTAAGTTCTTACAGACTGAAATGCATGATGGTGAGCACCATGATAGCAAGCATGGCACTGGCATGGTCAAAGAGGGCAATGCAGGCGGCTTCAAGCATGGTGGTAAGGTTCATAAGGTTTCTGGTCACCCAGAAGGATCTATGCAACATCACAAGGCTATGGCTAAGCATTACGCTGAGAAGTGCAAAGAAGGTGGATCTGCTCATCATCGCAAAATGATGGAGCACCACAAAGCTATGTGCAAAGGCGGTAAATACGCTATTGGTGGCACTGTTTCTGACAATGTTGCCAAGAAGTTTGAAAACACAATGATGGTTGATGGCGAACATCATGACTCCGTACACGGTACTGGTGATGTTAAAGAGTCAAACGCAGGTGGATTCAAACACGGCGGCAAAGCTCATCACAAGCATGGTGGACATCATAAAGAGCACCACAAAAAAGGTGGTAAGCACCACTTTGCCAAAGGTGGAAGCGCCGCACCTGACCTTAACCTAAAAGACACTGTTGAAGGTGGCGACTGGGAAAACCGTCCTGCTGACACAACAAAGCCTGGTGTTCGTATGCAGACTACTGGCGCTGTCAAGGAAGGTAATGCGGGTGGCTTCAAGCACGGAGGCAAGGCTTCAAAAAAGCACTTCGCCATGGGGGGCGCTGTTAATAAACAGGGTTCTGCTGTGGCTATGCCTCAAGGTAAAAAGCCTGCATCTCCTCCCGTCGCTATCACACGCTTATCTGGTACCTTCAAAAAGGGTGGCAAGGTAAAGCATTATGATCACGGTGGGGCTATATCTGATTATGATCAAAGGATGATGCAATTTGCTCCTGGTCAAGATATGAGAGATGTATCTCCACAAGACGTTGCCGATGCCAAACAAAGGGCTAGAGACACTGCTTCTTATATCGAAGCTTCAAGGATTACTCCAAGAAGCGCAGGTGCAGGAAGAGGTTTTGTGAACCCTCCAATGGTTAGAAAGCACGGCGGTAGAGCCAAAAAGTGAAAATCGGTGGGGGCTTAGGCTCCCACCACTTTAATAGGTGAAATATGTCTGAAATCTCAGTCTATACAGGTCCGTCATCCAATTCCGATAACCAACTTCGTTTACAGCAGGCACAGCGTTCTACTGCGTATGATCCAGTAGACAAGATGCGTGTTTCAACACCGCAGTCCTTGATTGATACTGACTTTGAATATGGTCAGCAAGGTACGAAGTGGGAACAAACCTCGATGCAAAACAACCGCGCATCGTTGTACTACTTAGGTAATGCCGCATTACCAGTATCAGCTATTGCGGGTAATCAGTCCACAACAAATCAGTTGGTCATCACAATGACCTCCTCAAACGTGCCAAACGGCTCTCCAATCTTCATTGAGGACGCAATTGATCCCAATGCCAATGGTTGGGGTTGGGTAGCTTCTGGAGGCGGTTCTACAGCCACTTCTATTACTGTAAACATGGCTCAGCCAATCACAACAGCTACTTGTTGGTCGGCTACTTCTACTTATGTTTACCTTGGCTATCTGTATAGCGGATATGGATTTAACTTAACTGGAACAACAGCATTCACTTTTAGTGGATCAACAGTTACTTGTACAACCACTTATCCACATGGCTTGTCAGCAGGTTCTTTGATTTATATCACTGGAACAACTGGTCCAAGCACAGCAACGACGATAAATGGTCCTCAGATTGTGGCTACAACGCCCACAGCAACGACATTTACGTTCACCAATATCAACGGTACACCTTCGACCACAATCGCTAATACATCGGGTTCAAGCAATCTGTATGCACGTCCTGCGGGATATGTGGATACTCACGCTTATGATGGATCTGTTAACTTTACGGTTGGCGCATCTATTCCTAATCAGCTTTTACAGCGTCAAACCCGTAGATATTTCCGTTACCAGTCTGGTAAGGGCATTCAATTTTCTACTGGAACAATTCTTAAACCACAGCTTCAGCAACCAGTACTGACATCTTCTAGCGCAACAGTTACTGTTACGACTAAATTTCCGCACAATTTGACTGTAAATACAGTTATTGTTGTGACTGGCGCTGATCAAAGTGCTTATAACGGTACTTTTGTTGTTAAAACAGTACCCACTGCGTTAACTTTTACTTATACAACGCTGAACAATATTGTTCCTTCAGCAACGCCTGCAACTTCCACGGGTGGATTTATTCACGTAAGTCCATATTCTTGGTACGGCGCAAGCAATAAGATTGGATTTTTTGATCAACAAAACGGTCTTTTCTTCCAGTATGATGGGCAAACACTGTATGCGGTTTATCGCAACTCAATCAACCAGATCGTAGGTACAGTATCTGTAACCAACGGTAGCGGTGCTGTGACTGGGTCAAGTACTCAGTTTACAACTCAATTGGTTGTGGGTGACTACATTGTTATTCGTGGTCAGTCTTACAGGGTTTTGAGCATTGCAAGCGATACAAGCATGTATATCAGCCCTGAGTACCGTGGAACTACGATTGCTAATGCGATTGTTTCACGCACTATTGACCAAAAAGTACCGCAATCAGCTTGGTATGACGTGTTGGATGGTTCTAATTCAGCTTCCAATCCATCTGGATATAACCTTGACCTCACCAAAGTACAGATGTTCTACATTGACTATTCTTGGTACGGTGCGGGTGTGGCTCGATTTGGTATTCGCACCACTGGTGGAACGATTACTTACATCTACAACTTCCAAAACAATAACGTAAACTACACTGCTTACATGAGATCTGGTAATTTACCATCTCATTATGAGCAAAATGGTGTATTACCAATTACATCAATTACATCTAGTGTTGCATCTACAGATACAACAATCAATGTATTGAGTACAGCAGGATTTAACCCCGCAGGTGGTACTGCTAGATTTATTGGTAACGGTACATCTGGTGTTATTGAGTATTTCACATACACTGGAATAACAAGTGCGTCTAATTCATCAACAGGTTATCCACAACTCACTGGTTTGACTCGTGGTACAACTGGTGGATCTGCGGCTACGGCATTCACATATTCTGCAACTGCTCCTGTGGCTGTTGAATATGCGACTCCTGATTCTGCGGCGATGTTGTCTCACTGGGGTTCTTCAGTGGTGATGGATGGTGGATTCAACCAAGACGTATCCGCTATTTACAACTACGGTATGTTGACCGCTTTGACTAGCCCTAACAGCACAGCAAACGTGCCAATTATGGCTATTCGCTTGGCTCCATCCGTGGATAACGGTACTGTTGGATTGCTTGGTGTTAAAGAAATTATCAACCGTCTACAGTTGCAGTTGAATGAGATTGCTGTTGTGACCAACACGACCTATCTAATTCAATTGGTGCTCAACGGTATACCTTCTGGAGCATTCTCTGGATCGTTTGTGTCTCCCGTTCAAGGCGGTACAAACACCAGTTCACTGGTTCAGATTGCTGTTAACACAACCAATACCGTGACTATTTCGGGTGGTGAGTCAATTGCGGCTTTCTACACCAATAGCTCAGGTCAAACTGGTTATCCTTTGGCATCCATTTCTGCGATTGGTAACTCTGCCAACGGTGGCGGTACATCTAACAGTGTTCCAACATCTCAAGCGGGTCAGTACCCAGATGGTCCAGACGTGCTGTACATCGTAGCTACAACGCTCAATGCGGGTGCTTCTAACACCGTCGTAGCTCGTCTCAACTGGCAAGAGTCACAAGCATAATGCCAAGCAAATCACCTGCTCAACATAGGCTGATGGAAGCCGCCGCTCACACAAAAGGTGGGTTTGGTGGCGTTCCTCAAAAGGTAGGTAAAGAGTTTGTCAAGGCTGATGAGGGGAAAAAGATGGCTAAAGGTGGACTCTATGCCAATATTCATGCTAAACAAGAAAGGATAGCTCATGGATCTAAAGAACACATGCGTAAGCCTGGCTCAAAAGGCGCTCCAACGGCTGAAGCTTTTATTCAGTCAGCTAAAACAGCTAAGAAAAAAGACGGGGGAGTAAGTCTTGCTGTGGGTAGGGGTGAGAAGTTGCCCGTATCTAAAGGCGCAGGATTAACAGAAAAGGGCAGAGAGAAGTACAACCGTGAGACTGGAAGCCATTTAAAGGCACCACAGCCCCAAGGAGGCGCACGTAAGGACTCATTCTGTGCCCGTATGTCAGGTGTGGTAGAGCACTCCAAAGGAGATGCTCCAAGAGCTAAAGCATCTCTTAAGAGATGGCATTGTTCGGGATGGTAGAAAATGGCATATTCAGGAACCGTTGGCAATACAGTCATTAATGTTCAGACATTAATAGATCACGGTGCCCGTCGTGCGGGTAAATTTGCTGAGGAATTGACGGATGAGCAGACACAATCTGCCAAAGAGTCACTCTTTTACATTCTGTCTAACCTGATTAACCAGGGTATTCAGTACTGGGCGGTGAATAAGCTTGTTATGGGTCTAAATGCTGACCAATACATTTATTCCCTACCTAACGGCGCCAATGACATATTAAATTGCTTGTATCGCACGATGGATCGTCCATCTGGTAGCTACAGTTCAAGCGCAGGCGGTACAGTTGCTAATGTTTATGACGGAGATGTAACCACATATTGCCAACAAACATCAGCTAACGGCAATATTCAGGTCTATTACGGTACAAATAACCCAAATTACATCGGTTCTATAGGCTTTATGCCCTATATTTCTGGTGGTGGTAGCCAAACTTGGAGCTACACGTTCCAAAGTTCACCTGATGGCAATACTTGGACGACTCTTTATACGGGTTCAAGCGTTACTGTGACTGATCAACAGTGGATTTGGCAAGATATTGACCCTGGACAGAACGTAACCTATTACCGAATGGTTGCCACTGGTGGCACAACGCTATCTTTACGTGAACTTTACTTTGGTAATAACGCAAGACTGCTTCAAATGTCACGCTTAAACCGTGATGACTACACCAATTTGCCTAACCAGAACTTTACAGCCAATCAGCCGTACCAGTATTGGTTTGATAGGACGATTCCACAGCCTACTTTTTATCTCTGGCCCGTTCCGAGCACGTATTTTGTGCAGGCAACCATTTGGTATTCAAGACAGATCATGGATGTGGGTGCGCTTACCAGTCAGCTTGAAATACCAGATCGTTGGATGTTGGCTATTCAGTCTATGTTGGCTCACCAAATGAGTATTGAGTTGCCTGGAATTGACATTGCTCGTATTCAGTACCTTGAAGGACAAGCTGAGAAGTACTTCCAAATGGCTGAGCTTGAGGAAAGAGATCGTTCGCCCATATATCTGGCGCCAAATATATCGGGATACACAAAATGACTACACAAGTTTATTGGATTCGAGCACCACACCATTCCGACATGACGACGGAAGGTTATATTGGTGTGTCCAAAAACGCAAAAAAGCGTTGGAACTATGGTCACAAATGGGCGCATAAAAATGGTCGTCATGACAATCCTTTGCTTGCTAATGCCATTTCAAAATATGGATGGGACAATTTAATTAAGACGGTTCTTGTTATCGCTGAAGAAGAATATTGCTATGAGCTTGAAGCAAAGTTGCGTCCAAGTGAATTAATTGGTTGGAATATAGTTTCTGGTGGGAATAGACCACCAATAGCAAAACCTCGTGGTGAAAACTATGTTAGTCCATTAAAAGGTATTCCACGTCCAACGCCTTGGATGATTGGAAGAATTCCATCAAATAAAGGTGTTCCGGCATCAGAAGAAATGAGAAAAAAATTATCTGAAGCAACCAAAGGTAGGAAAAACACGCCTGAACATTTGGCAAAACGCATGGAATCACGTAGGCTAACTAGAATTGCGCGTGGACAAATTCGCCCAATTATTGTCAATTGTGTTCAATATGAAAGTTCAAAAATTGCATCAAATGAACTTGCAATTTCAGAATCTACATTGAAGTATTGGGCTTATGGCAAAGGCAAACCAAGCAAAGCATATGCTTATATAACCGAATGTAGGTGGTCATAATGCCAATGTTCCTTGATACTGAGGGTTACGCAAGTATTGCGATTGCGGTGTGCGACAGGTGCAAGATGAAGCGTGTCTTCTCCACTTTGCACCCAGACATTAACTTTCCAGGACTCAGGGTGTGTGAAGAGGGTTGCATGGACGAAAAAGACCCCTACCGACTGCCTGCTAGGAAAACGGAGAGGATTAACTTAAGATTCCCAAGACCTGATTTGGCGCTCAATGTTCCTAACAATCAGTTGATCACAGGACAGTACAGCAACTCTATAATTTCAACAGGTACAAATACTTCGCCCCCAGGTTTGGTCAATGGTGATGAAGACGAAATTGTTATAGGTTCATAATGGCACAAGTACAAATATCACAGTTACCTACCGCATCGACTCTGACTGGCTCAGAGATTGTGCCTATCGTACAAAATGGTGTGACCTCTCAGACAACTGTGGGTCAGATCGCCAGTTCACCTACCCTTACCCAAACATTCCTGACGGCTACCAATCAGACCTCAACCCTAGCTAATTCGCGTTATATAGGGGCAGGAAGCGGTTTAATTGGTACGGATGGTGGAGCAGGTGCTCCTTACACTTTAGCGCTCACTGGCGCACCTTTAGCGCTCGTTAGTACGGGTAATGGAATTCAGGTCAAGACAGGTACAAATACCATGTCTGGCGTGAGTTTGGGTGTGACTGGAGCAGGTTTAGCTATCTCTAACGCTGATGGCACTACAGGCAACCCAACGATCTCTTTAACGGGGATTATGGCTAACCTAGCGTCCACAAGTGGTACAGGATTGCTTGCGATTAGCGGGACAACTTTGACTCCGACATCGGTGTCTGGTACGTCTAATCAGATTACGGTATCAAACGGCACAACAGCGCCTATTGTTGGACTGGCTTCTAATGCTGTGATGCCTGGAACTGGCTCGATTACGCTACCTTATGGTGGTACAGCGGCAAGACCTACACCTACTAACGGCATGATCCGTTACAACACGGATACAGGAACATTTGAGGGTTATGCCAACAATAACTGGGGCGCAATTGCTTTAGGTTCAGGCGTTACCTCAATTATAGCGGGAACAGGTCTAAATGGCGGTACGATTACCTCCACAGGCACAATTTCCATCGCTAATACAGCGGTTACAGCAGGTACATACGGTACAGCTACTGCGGCGCCCACCTTTACGGTTAATGCTCAGGGACAGATTACAGCGGCTTCTACAACGACAATTACGCCTGCTTTCTCATCTATTACAGGCTTGCCAACGACTTTGGCAGGGTACGGTATATCGGATGGTGTATCGCTGACTGGAAGCCAGACGCTGACCAATAAATCAATTAGTGGTGCGACAAACACCATTACAGCTTTACCTAACTCAGCGCTGAATAACAGTGCTGTGACGGTTAACGGGGTGCAGATTAGCCTTGGTGGTTCTGGAACCATTACCGCTCAAGCGCCAAATGCTTTGACAATCGGCACTGGACTCTCAGGATCTAGCTATAACGGATCAAATGCTGTAACCATTGCTATATCCAATACGGCTGTGACGGCAGGGTCTTATACAAGCGCCAACATTACTGTAAACGCTCAGGGTCAGATCACATCGGCGAGTAGCGGTAGCTCAATGATTTATCCAGGGGCAGGTATTCCGCTGAGTACTGGATCTGCCTGGGGAACAAGTTACGGCACAAGTGGATCTGGAAACGTAGCGCTGACTACAAGTCCTACCTTCGTGACACCCGTTTTAGGTACACCTACATCGGTGACGCTTACAAATGCGACTGGACTGCCACTGACTACGGGTGTGACTGGAATTTTGCCAGTTGCTAACGGCGGTACTGGAATCAATACTTTAACGGCAGGATACATTCCTTACGGTAACGGAACAGGAGCCTTTAGCTCTAATTCAGCGTTAAATTACAACACAAGTAATTCTGCTTTTAATGCGCCGACTATTGGGGCTACCAGTTCAACGAGTACAACACCTGCATTAACTTTTAACGCATCAAATTCTAGTTTTGCATCAGGTACATCTGTTTCAGGTAGCTATTTACAAGCTGTTTTACAAAATACAAGCGGAACAGCAGGAGCATCAACTAATTACGTTTTAAGTAATGATTTAGGTACTGATTCATCGTATTACGGTGAATTTGGTATGAATTCATCTGTTTATACAGGGGCAGGAGTTCCCGTTGACTTCTACAGTATTAATAATGGGATCTACTTTTCAGGACATGATGGCGATATTACAGTCGGTTCTGGAAACGGTAAGAAGCTTTATTTTGCTTGGGGTTCAACAGGTCAATCAGCGCACGTTATTAACTCATCTGGTGCTATTGGACTCAACACCAACTTAGCGGCAGGAACAGGCTCAGGAACAACTAATTTTGGAACAGCGGGTCAGGTAATGATTTCAGGCGGTTCGTCTGCAACTCCAGTATGGGGCGCTGTTGCGGGTGGAGGATTTTAATGTTTAAAGATACAATAGAGCAAAGGATTTAACATGGCTCAGACAGGCTATACACCGATTTTGATATACGCCAGTGGAACCACTGGTAACACACCTTCAGCCGCAAATCTGACAAGCGGTTCTACAGGTGCTGAGCTTGCTATTAACTATTACGATGGTAAGTTGTTCTACAAAGACAACTCTGGTACTGTTCAGACAATGGCGACCAGTGGTATTGGTAATAACCTAACCTATTCATCCACCAACACAACATTTTTGTTCAACAGTACAGGTTCTGCTCAGCTACCTACTGGAACAACAGCGCAAAGACCTGCTACGCCTGCAACAGCGATGCTTAGGTATAACACTAGCCTGAGTCAGTTTGAGGGCTATAACGGCACTGTATGGGGCGGTATTGGTGGTGGTTTAGGTGGTGGATCTATATTGACCAACACGACCACGGTTACCACGAACGCAACCATTTCAAGTGGAACAAACGGATTGTCCGTTGGACCCGTTACTATAAACAACGGTATCACGGTGACTGTAGCTAATGGTCAGCGTTGGTTGATTTTGTAAGGAACAAACATGGCATCAATTATTAATGCAGGAACCACAACCCTAACACCAATACAGATTACTGGTGACACATCGGGCATATTGCAGTTGCAAACCAATGGTGGTACTACTGCGGTAACAATAGATACAAGTCAAAGGGTTGGTATTGGTACGGCTAGTCCTAATCGCCCATTAGAAATATATAGTTCATCTGCAACACCATTACTTAGATTAAACAATACACCCGGAGGCGGAAATAATGGAATTGAAATTATTTACTCAAGTTCATATAAATCTTGGTTAATTGGTGCTGGTTATAACGTTGGCGGTGGATTGGAATTTACTCGCTCAACAACTAATGGTGGAACTACATTTACAACCCCAGATGTTGTAATAGATAATAGTGGTAATTTGTTGGTTGGTTTAACTAGCGCAGCTTTAACTCCAAGTGGAAATGGTTTTGCAATACAAACCTATTCAGGTTATAGCGTCTTATCAATAGGTCACGTTTCTGGTACTTCTTCTGGCAGTCCTTACGCATGGTTTACTTATAATGGCTCGGCTATTGGTTCTATTACCCAAAACGGAACAACGGCAGTTCTTTACAACAATACATCAGACTACAGACTTAAATCTAATGTACAACCTGTAACAACAGGACTATCAATAATAAACCAATTAAATCCTGTTAACTTTACATGGATTTCTGATAACGAAGCTGATACAGGATTTTTGGCTCATGAGTTTCAGGCTATTATCCCAAGGTCTGTTACAGGCGAAAAAGACGCTACAAAAACTGAGGAGTATGAGATTACTCCTGCGGTAAAGGATGAAAATGGTAATGTAACCACACCTGCGGTAATGGGAACAAGAACAGTACCTGTGTATCAGCAAATGGATAATTCTGGTGCAGTACCTTATTTGGTTGCCGCCATAAAAGAACTATCAGCAAAAGTAACAGCTCTAGAAGCAAAGGTAGCATAATATGGCAACATACGGACAACTCAATGCTGACAACCTAACCAGTTCAACTGGTGGGGTAATAAGCCCAAACATTACATCATTGCGTAATAGGATTATTAATGGTGCGATGGTTATTGACCAAAGAAACTCAGGGGCTAGTGTAGCTGTTACAGGCAATACTGGGCAAATGGCTGTTGATCGTTTTTTGCTTACAGTTTTTGGTAGTGGCACAGGTCGTTTTACGGCTCAACAATCAACTACTGTACCAGTAGGTTTTTATAATAGTTTGTCTGCTACTGTAACAACTGCTGATTCTTCACCAAGTTCTGCTTATGCTTATTCTATTGCTCAAATTATTGAAGGATTAAATGTTTTAGATTTAGGTTGGGGTACTTCAAATGCCTCTACTGTAACTTTATCATTTTGGGTTAGATCAAGCGTCACAGGCACATTTCCTATTGTTATTACAAATAACAATCTTGATAGAACTTATGGTGCAACCTATACAATTAACTCAGCAAACACATTTCAATATATAACTATTACGATTCCTGGCGATACAACTGGGACATGGGCAAAAAATAATACAGCAGGAATAAATATTCAATTTGGACTTGGAGGCGGTTCTTCTCGTACCGTTTCTACTGGATGGCAAGCTAATGCTGGTGCTACAACTCAAACAAACGTAACAGGTTGCACTCAACTTATTGCAACTAACGGAGCAACCTTCTACCTAACAGGCGTTCAACTAGAAGTAGGAACCCAAGCAACATCTTTTGATTATCGTCCTTATGGTACTGAGTTGGCTTTGTGTCAAAGGTATTATTATAAGTTTGCCGCTACAGGATCAAGTGGTGGACTAATGTGCAATTTTGCACAATATTTGGCAACAGCAGGTTATGGGGTTATATTTGTTCCTGTATCAATGAGAACCGCACCAGCTTATTCATATAGTAATTTAAGTGATTTTACTTATTACAATAATAATGTAACATCATCTATTACAGGTTTAGCATCAAGTTTAACTCAAGCTAATTCTTCGCCAAATTCTTTTGAAGTTCTTGTAAACACAACAAATTCTTATACTGGAGGATCTAGTGGGTGGTTAAGAATTACTAATACATCTGGTTGGTTTGCTTATTCTGCGGAGTTATAAAATGTATAAATTAATTAATGATTCAATGACAAATACTGTTTCTGGTGTTTTTATTTCTTCTAAAAATACAGGCATCCCATTTGCACCAGACAACACAGACTACCAACAATTTGTCCGTGACATTAATAACGGTGTCCAATTAAACGATGCTGAAGGTAATCCTATTACTGGATCAGCACTAACAACATTTATGGAGACATTACCATGACTATGGTCATTGACGGCACAAACGGTGTCACCTTTCCTAATACTACAGTTCAAACAGTAGCGGCACTACCACTTACAGGCGGTCAGCTAAGTGGCAATTTAACCTTTGCTACTGGTACTAATGGAATCATATTTAACAATAGTGGTGCTACTACAAATAGTACGCTTAATGACTATGAGACAGGGACTTGGACACCTACTTTAAATTCACAATCTGGTGGTTCTGCATCTTTGAGTGTTACATATGCGTCTTACACAAAGATTGGAAGAATGGTTTATTGTAGTATTAACATTTCAACTACTTCATCTTTTAGTGGTAGTACTAGTTATGTTTATATAGGAGGTCTGCCATTTGCTACAAATACAAATGGTTCAGCAAGATATTCTGGAATTGTTGATTACAACACCGCTTTTCAAACAGTTTGTGGAATATTGGTTTTTAATATTGGAGGAGGAACGGGTTCAGCAGAAGCATTTTTCAATGCAAGTGATGCAAGTTCATCTACTACAACTTTTTCAACAGGAGTTACCACAGGAGCTTATCTTGGAAGCGGTAAAATTATTCAAGGTAGTTTTTCATACGAAGCATCATTCTAAGGAGTCAAAATGACACTCGCATCAACAACAGTTATCGACAAAGTAGAAACTTTGCAAGATGGTACTTTGCAAGTACGTCAAGCAGAAATAATCACCAAAGACGGTGTAGAGATTGCTCGTAATTTTCATAGATGGGTAAGAGCTCCTGGAGACACGGAAGCTCAATCTGATCCTGCTCCAGTACCTGCAATAGCTAGTGCAGTATGGACACAAGAAGTAATATCAGCTTACCAAGCTCAACAAGCACAAGCTAAACCATGAACCAACTAACCACACTCTTAAAAGATAAGCACGTTCAGTGGGCACTTGTGATAGCTGTTCTGTCCGTTCTTCAAGGGTTTGTGATGGAGTTTCCTTTAACGCCTATCCACCAGATGTTGGCGGGTATGGTTATATCTGTGGTTGTGGTGTTGCTAAGGGTTATAGAAACTCCAAGTTAATGTACACTAATCCCTATAACAAATAGGAGAGCGGTATGGATAACTTGGACATGGCTTTGCACTTTGCTACTGCGATATACAGTATCTCAAAGACGGAGTTTTTGGACGGTGCATTGACGGTATTTGATGAGGCGATAGCAAGGAGTACATCGGAAGTAAACGAGTTGTATCCAGTCAAGATGACGGATAACTTGTATATGGATGAGCGAATCAGAGACTTGGCGAGTTACATAACCACCACAGCCTGGAATATTTTGAATTCCCAAGGCTACAAGATGGATGATAAGGTGACTTATTTCACATCTATGTGGGGTCAAGAGCACTACAAATTCTCAGGAATGGATGATCACGTTCATGGGGATGGGAATCAGATTGTTGGGTTTTACTTCCTCAATGAGCCAGAGAACGCGTCAAGCATTGTGCTTGATGATGAGAGACAAGGGAAGATACTGACTCAGTTGCCACAGGCTGATCCGAATGTGGTGAGTTATGCGACACACAAGCTACTGTTCCCCATAAAGAAGGGAACTTTGTTCTTTACAAATGCTTGGGTACCGCACAGCTTTACCAGACACGGGGGGACTGAGCCACTGAAGTTCATACACTTCAACATTGGGGTGCAACAGCAAGCGCCAGTGATTGTATGAAGTATCTAGTACGGTTTAACAAGTCCAGGGGGATGCCAGGACGGGGGACGGTAGATCACGTTTGGCGAGTGTTTGAGGGGTATCAGGAGTACATCTGCAAGCACGTAGAGATCAACGTACCGTGCAAGGGCGAGAAGACTGGAGAGGATTGGAGTATGGTGTGCTACGGTGTCATGAAACTGGACAAAAGCACTTCTACAATAACGATTGAAGCGGAAGCCGTCACCGCCCCTTTGACGGACAATAAATAGGATGACACATGGAAACTTTAAAACTAGATTTACTTGAAGGCGAGATCAGAGACATCATCAATGTTTTGGGTCAATTACCAACGAGTTCTAATGCCTGGCCCCTCACGCAAAAGATCATTGGACAACTCCAAGCTCAATTACCACCACCTGCTGAAGCTCCCGCCGAAGCACCAACCAACTAAGAGGTTAATATGCAGTTTCTCAAGGACATCCGCGAACACCACCTAAAAGACTTTGAAACTGAGGCTATGGACGAGATCCATAGGTTTATGGAGTTTCTTGAGAAACGCTACGCTCCACCATCGGACGCTGTGCCTGGTCCAAACCCAGAGCCAGTTGGCGTAGAAACAACACCCATGCCCCTCATTCCTGATAATGAAACACCTACTACACCTGATCCCGTGGTTGCTGATCCTGTTCCTGTGGATTCTGCCGATACTGTTGCAGATACCGAGGATGCACCCGTAGAGGCTTCTGCGGTCGTTGTAGAGGCTACTGAGGCTTCTGCTACGGTTACCACCACTGAAGTCTCTATGATTGATTCTGTAGCTCCTTCAGCATTTACCTGCCAACCAATAGGTGAGTCAAATGTCTGAGAAGTGGATACAAAATGCAATCAAACCCGAAAATACGGGAAAACTTAGAGCCAAACTCAAAGTCCCCGAAGGAAAAAACATCCCCGCCTCCAAACTGGCGGTCAAGCCCAACGACTCAACCAAAACCAAAAGACAGAAGAGCTTGGCTAAAACACTAAGGGGATTTGACTGATGGACGCCGAGATTGGCTTGCAAAAAGGACCTATTAATTTTATTGGTAAGGAATTTACCAAAGAATTAGTTAGTCAGTATGTATCTTACAACCCAGATACAGGTGAATTTTTACGATTAAAGACTTCTGGTTCTAAAAAGCAAGGCGATAAAGTTGGTTGTATTAATGGCAGATATTTAGAAATAAATGTTTGCGGCAAGAAGATAAGAGGTCACAGATTGGCATGGTTTTTAACTTATGGTGAAATGCCAAAAGTTATAGATCATATTAATGGTGATGGTACTGATAATAGGTTATGTAATTTGCGTAATGTAGAACAAAAAGAAAATGTTCATAATATTATCAAAACGCCAACTCATAATTCTTCTGGTTATATGGGTGTTTCTTTTTTCAAACAAATGAAAAAGTATTCTGCTTATATAACTATTGATAGAAAGAAAAAACATCTTGGATATTTTGATGATCCAAAAGTTGCATATGAAGCATATGTAAAAGCAAAAAAGGAATTCCATCCATCATGGACTATGACAAAATGATTTCAATAACTGATCATAATTTATCAGTTCATGAAAAAATCTGTGCTGAGCGGTATAGGGAGATTCAATCCTCTCTATCTATCGGTGAAAAACGCATGACCAAGATTGAGTATTTGCTCTACGGGGTCATTCTCTGTATTCTCCTTGGTCCAGGCGTCGCCGCCGAGTTCATAAAGAAGATCTTCGGGATTTAGAAAATTGACCCGTTCACCCTCATCGCCGCCGCAAATGTTGCCTTCAAGGCAATCAAGCAAGGCTGTGAGTTGTTCCGAGAGGGACAAGCACTGGTTAAAGACGTTGTCAAGACAGCTAACGAGGTCAAGGCGATTGGCAAAGAATTCGGTGGCATACTCGGTTTTTTCAAGAATCTGTTTGCTCCTGACAAACCCAAAACACTAGCTGACATTCGCCCTGATAGTGATCGAAACAAGGAAAAACGCAAGAAAGATGCAAAAAAGGCTGAGGAGTTTGATCCAACAGCTATTTACGCTGAGATTGGTCAAAACCTGACAGCGTTCTTTAAGGCATACAACGCGCTCAAAAGCCATGTGGAAGAGGAGGAGATGCTGTCTAAGACCATCTATGATCCAACTGGCGACCAAACGGAAAAGGCAATCAACCGAGTGCTTGCCATGACCCGAATGGAAGAGATGAGTGTAGAACTAAGGGAGTATATGGTTTACCACGTGCCACCAGAATTAAAAGATTTGTATACACGTGTGAATCAAATGCTAGGCACAATTGCCAATGAGCAGGCTATTGCAAGGCAGGCGCAGTTCAAGAAAAGACGGCAACTAGAGGCTGAGAAACGAGAATTTGATGAGAAGCTCTGGTTCAGAACAGCGTCAGCGATAGCGGTACTATTTGTGGCAACATACTTCATGGGTTTGATGTGGGCAATAAATCGAGTGAGTCATGGCAGTATGTGATCATCATCATTGTGTTGGCGTTTTTGTTCGTTCTAGTTTTACCAGTGATTGGATTTTTGTACATGGAGATTCATCAAGACAGGATCATCATGGAGTCCAATATCAAGCGGATTGAGAAGCTCAAGAAAGAGTTGGAACTGCAAAAGGAAAAAAGTGAATGAAAAGATGCGTTTTATTGATTTTTTTGTTAGCGGGTTGCAACGACAACCAGTATCGCTATTTTTGCCAAGATCCAGACAACTTCAACGCCCCCAGATGCCAAAAGCCACGTTGTGAGTTCACTCAAGACTGCCCAGAATACCTCGTAGCCCCTGTATTGGAGAAGAAAATTGAAGGAAATCCTGCTACTCCTGCTAACCCCCAACCCCAACAAGGAACGGCTAACTGCCGATGAGATAGAAGCCCGTACCAGGTCTTTTGTTATCGTTGTGGTGACTCTCATACTATTTTTTATAGTAGTTACCCTAATCTACAGCGTGATGTTTGTATCTCAGCCAATCAAGGCTATGGCACCTATTGACCAAGCCTTTACCAAGATGCTGAATGACATCGTCCTGCTCATCGTAGGCGGTATTGGCGGGATCATGACCAAGGGGCTGACCAACGAGGCTACAGCCATGATGAACAACGTCAAGAGCGGCAAAGATGCCTACGTAGCACCTCCAGTCAAGGAGATCACCTACGTGTCGTCTGAAGGCGGTTCTAGCGGCTCTACGGCGGGTTGGACACCTCCACCCCCTCCTAATTCTCCCCCCGTCTTAGAAGACGAGGAAGAGCGCTTGAGAATGGCTCACGCAAGGAACTCAACCAATGCTTAGTTTCTTTACTGACGTCATGTACTACATTGCCTTAGCCGTGACTGTTTGCGGCTTGGTGATGTACTTTCTGAGCTACTTTGCTCGTGTCATCCCAGTCATAGCCCAGTACGCTCTTCTAATGCAGATTTTGGGCGTTATTTTGGCTCTGGGTGGGGCTTACTATGTCGCCGACCAAAAAGGCTACCAAAGGCGTGTGGCTGAGGACAAGGCTGAGATAGAAAGACTTAACGGAGAAGCTCGTGCCGCAGAAGCCGAGTACGCTAAAAAACTGGCTGTTGCTACAACGGCTCTTAGAAAGGCGAAAAATGATGTTCAAACCAAGAAATCTAGTCTTATTGCTGACGCTGACTCTGGCAAGTTGCGGTTACCTAAAGCCACCTGTGGTTTACAAACCGATCCAGGTTCCTCCACTCAACCGGGAAATACAGCCAATGAATCCGAATCTGAGCGACAGACTGTCAAAGAGCTTGTCAACATCGCCTCAGACGGAGACACAGCCATCATCTCCCTCAACGCCTGCATCAAGCAGTACAACGAAGTAAGAGAACTGGTCAATAAGGGGGTGAAATGATTACTGCTGACCAACTACACCAACTCGGTATCGGTGCTGAATGGGTTGATCCACTGAACGCTACCTTTGCCAAATTCGGACTGGATGACGTTAAGAAACAAGCCGCATTTATTGGTCAGTGTACCGAAGAGTGTGGTCACTTTACCAAGCTAGAAGAGAACCTGAACTACAGAGCACCCACGCTTGAGAAGCTCTTTGGGCACAAGTTTAAACCTGGTGAGGTAGAGCTTTACGCAGGCAACGCTCAGAAGATTGCTAATCGCATCTATGGCGGTCGTATGGGCAACCGAGACGAGGCTTCTGGTGACGGATGGAAGTACCGTGGGCGTGGATGTATCCAATTGACTGGTCACGACAACTACTGGCACTTTGGTCAGTCTGTTGGGCAGGATTTTGTCAGTAATCCAGACCCAGTTGGTCATCCGATGTATGCCGCCATGAGTGCGGGATGGTTTTGGAAGACCCACGGATGTAATGAGATAGCTGAGCGCGAAGATTGGGTAGCCCTGACCAAGCGAGTTAATGGTGGCGACTTCGGTTTGCAGGATCGGATTAACTTCACTCAGAAAGCATTGAAGGTACTGGGGTGACATTTGCCCCGATACTATCTAAAATAGGCGTATATTAGGGGGCTTAATGACCATTTCATCCATAACTCCAACCGCCAGTTGGACAATGACGTATGATAACCTCGTAAGTGCTGTTTATCAGTACTTGGAGAGGAGCGACACCGCCGTCGTTAATCAAGTTCCCGTGGCTATCTCTCTATGTGAGTTTGAAATAGCTCAAGAGATTAAAACTTTAGGTCAACTACAAGTTGCTCAAAGTACTTTAAGTGTTGGCAATCCAGTAATTCCTAAGCCTGCTCGTTGGCGTAAAACCGTATCTATGAAGTATACGGATGCAAGCGGTAATAAACAGCCAATCTATCTGCGTAAGTACGAATATTTAACGTCTTACTGGTCTAACAACACAAACACAGCCGCTCCCGTTTATTACGCTGACTACGATTACGACCACTGGTATTTAGCCCCGACACCAGACCAAGCCTATCAGTTTGAAGTATTGTTCTATGAGCGCATACTGCCTCTGTCAAGCACAAATCAGACTAACTGGCTAACCCAAAACGCTCCAAATGCGATGCTTTTTGGAACACTGCTACAGATGATGCCATTCTTGAAGAACGATACCAGAGTGCCTGTTTGGCAGGAAATGTTTAATAAATCCCTTCAATCACTTAAAGTCGAAGATGAACTCCGTATTGGGGATCGCCAGGCTATCGCTAAGGATTCTTGATGACTACATATACCGATCCGTTTACAGGTCAGACAATCTCCCCCTCGCAAACGGGGTATGAGGCGATCACGCTGAGTGGAGCGCCAGGGGCTATCACGTACTTAAACTGGCCCATCAACGGGACGACCTCCACCAATGTTGCCGCCAACATCATGGAGATTACAGCGACAACTACGGGTCAGATCGTAGCGATGCCACCCGCCGCTCAGGTATCGGTTGGTCAAGCTGTGATTATCCGTAACGTCGGCACTTCTGGTCAGTTTTCTTTTACTGTAACTGATTACACTGGAAATACGATTATCAGTATTCCAGTTGCACCAACAACATCGACAGTAAACACTTATTACATTTACGTCACCAATAACACCACAACAGCGGGTACATGGGGCAATATTGCGATGGGTGTGGGTACGTCCTCAGCCAGTGCTTCAACGCTTGCAGGATACGGTTTAACGGCTATTGGAAGCACTTTAAACACAGCCTACCCAGTTACCAATCTGTACACTGGATCTACGCTAAACGCCAACAGCAGGGCAAGCTTTTATGTTTGGTCAGCAGGTGTTGGAACAATTACCCTACCAAGCTCCTCAGTTGTTGGAAATAACTGGTTTGCTGTTGTCAAGAACAACGGTACAGGTATTGTGACCATATCGCCAATTGGATCAGATACGATTGATGGCAACGCTAACCAACAGTTACAGTTAACTGAGTCACTGGTTATTGTCTCCAACGGATCTACTGGGTTTAACACCTTTGCCTATGGTCGCTCTAATAGCTTTGCTTATACACAGCTTGCTTTGTCACTAGGTGGGTTATCCACACCTTATACATACACGCTGTCTTCTGCTCAGGCATCCAATACGATTCAGAACTATACGGGTGCTTTAAACGGCAATACGACTGTATATGTGCCTGCAACAGTTCAGCTTTATGCGATTAGCAACAATACTACTGGGTCTTATACTTTAACCATATCCACAGGCGTATCTGGCGGGGCTACAGCGGTTATCAGCGCCAATACGACAGTAATGTTGATTTGTGATGGTAAGAACGTCTACAACGCCAACAGCTTAGCGTTTAGCAGTGCCAGTACGATTACGTTCGCCGCGGGTAGCGCATCTGCCCCGTCTATTAACTTTTTTGGTAATACAACGACTGGTTTATATCTACCGTCAAGTAATACGATTGGGTTTACCTCTGGTGGTGCAAGTATTGGATCAGCCAGTTCTACGGGTTGGCAACTGACAGCAGGCGTAGTTGGGGGTGCGTTTTGACCTTAAAAGTCGCATTATTAGCTATTAAGGCAGGCGTCCAAAGGGATGGGACTCAGTTCGCCGCTCCAAGCTATGTGGACGGCAAATGGGTGAGATTTCAGCGTGGATTACCCAGAAAGATGGGTGGCTACAACGCTATATTCTTAAACGCACCAAACATCTCTCGCGGGATGGTCATGCAATCCCAAAACGGAATTAACTACGTTTACTCTGGGGATAGCTCATCTCTTAATGGATGGCAAACCAATAACAATGGTGGTGTGGGGTTTGGACCAACCGCCATTACGTTAAACAACTTTACGCCTAACCCCAATAATTTATGGCAGTTTGACCTAGGCTTTGATCCCAACGGTACTGGCGTTCTTAACCTGATTGCCCATCCTGGTCAAAATTTAAGTACGATTGATAACACGATCAATACACCTGTTTTGAGCGGAACTTTTCCTTATTCAACACTCAATCAAGTTGGAACTTTTACCGCTGTAGGCAATTTATCTGGCACAACAATCACTATTTCTTCAGCCAATTACAAAATTGGTGTTAATCAGACTATTAGCGGTACTGGTATAACAAACGGAACATATGTTACAGCGGTAAGCGTGGCTAGTGGCACAACTACGGTTACAGTATCAGCCGCCATGACTACCAATACTGGTATTACCGTCACGTTTAACAACAATATTTCTGTAAGCGGTGGGGCTTGTATGCTCTACCCTTATTTGTTTGTTTACGGCAATAACGGACTCATTCAAAATTGTGCGGCGGGAGATTTTACCAACTGGGTATCCAGTGACTCCAACGCCAACAACGTATCTGGAACAAAAGTAGTCAAGGGAATGCCTCTACGGGGCGGTACAACGTCGCCTGCGGGGCTTTTCTGGTCTTTGGATCAGTTGACCAGGGTAACCTATTCTCCGCAGACTGTAGGCACTTCTACGCTGTACTGGCGGTATGACATTATCTCCACCTCAACCACCATCATGTCGTCTAGCTCAGTAGTTGAGTATGACGGCATTTATTACTGGTGCGGTGTGGATAGATTCTTTGCCTATAACGGTGTGGTTCAAGAGATACCCAATACGGTTAACCTTAACTACTTCTTTGATAACGTCAACTTTGCTCAAAGGCAAAAGGTTTGGGCGACCAAGATTACTCGTTGGGGTGAGATTTGGTGGTTCTATCCTAGAGGTACAGCGACCGAATGTAATGATGCGATTATCTACAACGTGCGTGAGCAGACTTGGTACGATGCAGGGCAGGCTATGGGCGCTCAGAGGTCAGCAGGCGTGTTCTCTGAGGTGTTCCAGTATCCTATATTTGCAGGCAACACCCCATCTGGGTACGAAGTTATAGCCCAGACGATCATCAGTCCTGGATCTGGATACGCTGTAGGTGATGTGATTACGATCAGTGGTGGTACTGGTAGCCCTGCTGTATTTAGCGTTACGTCTGTATCAGGCGGTACTGTAACTGGTTTGAGTATTCAAAGCGGAGGCTCTTATACAACGGTGTTGAGCGGTACTTTGAGCACCATAGCTAGGTCACCCTCTGGTGGTACTGGTTTGACGATTACAGTCAATATGAGCCAGTTTTACAACCTTTGGCAACATGAGACGGGCAAGGATCAGATTTTCTTGACCAATGTGGACGCTATAGATTCTTATTTTGAAACCAACTCACTTGGATGGGTGGGTGGTGGACTTGGTCAGCAACAACTGATTAATGACAACAAGTGGATCAGACTAGAGCGGTTTGAACCAGACTTTGTACAATCGGGTCAGATGTATTTGATTGTGACGGGTAAAGGCTATGCGGATGGTGTGGATAACCCATCTACGCCGTACACCTTTGATCCTACGACACTCAAGATTGACATGAAAGAGCAAAGACGTGAGATGAGGCTCAAAATCGGTAGCAACACTTATAACGGCGATTATCAGTTGGGTAATTGCGTTATGAGCGTTGACTTAGGTGACGAGCGTGGAACGGGTAGCCCATAATGACCACCACCTATGATCCTCGTGGAGTAAGTTGGGATTTATGGTGCGCCTCAATGGCTCAGCAGTTTGCGTCTAACCAACTGGGGACGGTACCAGAGGACAAGTGGAAAGAATGGGCGTCAGGTATGCAAGGAATTGGATACTTTGTTCAAAGCGGGATACCTGATCCAAGAGGGTATGACGATTGGCGAGAGTGGGCGAAACATTTGGTTGGCATTATGACCATATCACAGAACCAACAGAGCGTGTATTAATATGAAACCATCACAAGTAATAACGGCTTCCTCAATCAGACATAACATTGATCCGCAGGTGGCACTTGATGCGATTGCTAAGGGTTTGGCTAATCACACCATGCTTTCTTTCCATAAGGGGCAGTCTGTTTTGGTGGCTAAGTTGCTAGGTCAAGGGGCTTGTGAGATATTCTTATTTACGGTTGATAGCCCACTTTCTTTGGCTCACTCCGCTAAATTCTTTATTCAGCAGTTGCGTAACTCTGATTTGCACGTGGCTTATATAAAGAATACGCCTGATGGACTTATTAAGTTAATGAAGCTTTTGGGTGAAAACCCAACTCCATCCGATAGACCCGATTACACATGGATGCTTACAAGAATATGAGAAAAATTCATTTATTTGATATTCCACTTTACCATCCAGACGGGTTTAAGCACGTTGGGGATAGAAAGATTCGTCTATATGACCCAGTGGATGCTGTGATTGCGGCGTCAGATGTTGCGGCACCTGCGGCGGCGGCTACAGTGGTAGATGCAGGTGCAACGGCGGCGGCAACTGGTGGTATTGATTTGGGTGGAGGCATTGGTATCAGTGCTGACGGAAGTATTGTTGGAGGTACAGCAGGCGCTGTAGGTGATACAGCAAGTTTAGACACCATGCTTGGGCAAACTGCCGCAGGTACAGGAACAGCCGCAAATACAGTTGATGGATTCACTACCTCTGCCAATCAGATTACGCCGTTAAATGCCACTCCTACTACTCCTACGGTAAGCTCTTTTCAAGCAACTCCTTGGAACACTTCTAGCGGTATTCAAGGTCTTGGTGGTTTAACGAGCACTTCCGCCGCAGGTATGTTTGATCCTTTGGCTTATCAGACGTCTGCTCAAATAGCTTCTGGCGTTGCCCAAGGTTCATCTGTTTTCACACCTACAGCCGCTGATTTGGTTGAGGGCGCGGCTCCGACATTTACGGGTGGTAATGCGGCGCTTAGCTCACAAATCGTTCCATCTGCCACAGATGTTGTTAGCACCATAAACAATTTTGATGGAACAGCTACTCAAACTCTTAGAGACGGAACAACTCAGCTTGTTGACTCTAGTCTTGCCAGTTCACCTGCTGTTAATACACCAACCAGTAATATTGATATTGGTAATATTGCAAAAAATCAAGCAATTAATTACGCATTAAAAAAGATTCTTCAACCTTTCCCTGAGCCAACAAAAACTGCAAGCGGAAATACTGCCGCACCAATTGCTCCGTCAAACAATAATCCAATATACAACACTGCGAGTGCTCCTTTATCCATCACACCTTTGTTTACTGGTAGTCCATCATCTGGATCTGGAACTTTCTTGTCACCACTGAGTGCCACTGGATTATCAGCAACTCAATTAAATTCTTTGTATACGCCGTCTGGTATTGGAGAGACAACAACACCAAACTTGATAACCGCATCTGCACAACCTAGCGGTGGCATTTTTCCGTTACAACAAAGGTACTACAAGGACGGAGGATCAACTCATGAGCACAAGCCTGAATTCATGACTGGCGTTACTGGACACTACGCTCAGGGGCGCGGTACAGGTCAATCAGACGACATCCCTGCGGTTTTAAAGGACGGGGACTACGTGATGGATGCTGACATTGTTGCGGCGCTTGGAGACGGTTCTAACAAGGCAGGCGCTGAGGCTTTGCACCACTTTATGAACCAATTTCCCCACAAGCATTACGAGAACCATTCAGAGGGCGGTCACATTAATGCGATGATTGCTGATGGGGAGTTTGTATTCCCTGCATCTTTGGTGACGGCTCTGGGCGGTGGATCTAACAAAGAAGGTGCAAAGAAGCTTGACGAGATGCGCGAAAAGATTCGTGAGCACAAAAGATCAGCATCTGCAAATAAAATCCCACCAAAGGCTAAAAGCCCTTTGTCATATATGGAAGGTAAATAATGGCACTCTCAACTCTTAATCCCGCACCGCAGTGCTTAGGTCAAGCCAGTGGGGCAACGAAAAGTTCAGTCTTACAAGGCGGTGCTTTAGCGCCTATCACAACGACTCAGAAGACAGCACAAAGCGCTCCTGGGTTCTATATGTGCTATTTGAACAATCTTGCCTCACAAGCTCAGGCGGGTGCAAGATCAGCATGTGCGGCGGGTCCAATCCAAGCCCAGGCGCTTCAAAATCAAGCTTATTGCGTAGCGTCTAAAAATGCAGGCTCTTATCAGCCAGGTATTACAGCGGCGACAGGTACTGCTAATCAAGCGGCGGGTGCTTGCATATCTCAAATGGCTCAGGGTTACATGAATCCATACACTAAGTGCGTGGTCAATGCGATTGGCAACTTGGGTCAGGCAAATATTGCTCAAAACCTTGCCCCTCAAGCCACAGCGGGTATCGTAGGAAGCGGTCAATTTGGCTCACAAAGGGGTGCAGGAGCGCTCGGACAGGTGATAGCTAACGCTGATCTAGGTATTACTGGTCAACAAGCTTGTGCGCTTAAGACGGGATACGCTCAGTCACTTTGCGCGGCTAACAAGCAAGTTAACAACATGCTCAACGCAGGTAAGCTCCAGGGTTGCTTGGCAAGTACTCAGTCTACCTTGGGTATCAACTGTGCAAAAGCTTTGGCGGCTCTTGGTCAGTGCCAATACGCTGTTGCTCAGAACCAGGCTCTTTACCCACTATCTGTGGCAAAAGCAGAATCTTGTGTGCTCAAAAACTACTCAGTACCTATGGCTACAAGCTGTATCAAGACTGCTCCAATACCTGGCGCATATGCCCCGTCTCCTCTTTCAACAGTTGCAGGTCTTGGCTCTCTTGCTTCTGGAGTACTTGGCAAGTGTGGTATTGCATCACTCTCAGGTATGTTTGGTAATAAGATTATTGCCGCTTGTGGTAAAGCAATGACGTCAGGAAATATATTGCCAGGTACTTATTATGGATGCCCAGTACCAGGAACAGGAACTGGAGGTCAAGCAGGTACAGGTCAAATCCAAAGTGCCGACGGTCTTGTGTTTAACGATCCAACATATGGCGCAGGTCAGAAACAAAATCAACTAACTTGTTGCAATGCTCCTTAAGGAATAAATTATGGCACTTGAAATAGAAAAACCATTATCACAAGGAGCGGATACAAGCGCTCCTTTGTCATCCCTTAATTACAACCTTGATGTTGATAGAGCAAGGATTGAAAACTTAAAGTTAATGGACGAATTAACCAAGAAATTGGGTGAACGTCAAGGCGGTGTACCGTGGTTTAAGATTGCTCAGGGATTTTTAGCTCCAACAAGAACTGGTTCATTTGGAGAGTCTTTAGGTAGTGCCGCAGGTGCTATGGCTGACTACCAAGAAAAGCAAGAAGCCCAAGATATTCCTTTGGCTAAGATGAAACTTGAGCTAAACAGCGCTAAGCTTGGTGCTCTTAATGAGATCCAGGCTAATACTTTAATGGCTCAGGCTTTAGGAACTGATCTATCCACAGCAAATCAAAAGATAGCAAGCGGTAATTTAACTCAGCCTGAATTAAGTAGGCTAATGAATTTTTACCCTGCTATTGCCAACGCTGATCCTAAGAAGGCTGAAATTCTCAGCAAGTTATTTGACATGAATATCAAAGGTCAAACACTTGAGCAGGGTGGACAAAAGAATTACATTGATGCAATAAATCAAGTTGTTGCTTATCCAGAAACTTTGCCTACATTAATTGACAAAGGTATATTTCCAAAAGGATTTACGCTTGATAAAGCTGTAACAATACAACAAGAAAATGCTACGCCAACTACTGGAACACCTAGTGGTCAGGGTGGTATGCCTGCTGATATTAATAAGCTAGAACCTGGTCAAGTTTCTGTTTTAAATGTTCCAAGAGCGGATACTAGCGGTAAACCACTTACTGAGCCTCAAAGAGTTGCATATGCAAAAGCACAATCTGTTGTTGGTCCTAAGAGAGATGAAGAATCAACAAAAGATTATCATGACCGCATTCAAAAGACTGCTCAATCAATTTTAGATAGAGAAAAAGCGGCATACCAGTCCGAACTCAATAAACAAGAAGAGCAATTAAAGTCTGGTCTTCGTATGAAAGAAGAAGCCGCTAAGGCTGACCTTGACGTAGAAAAAATAAATCGTGAAGCTCGTAATAAGCCTTGGCAAACCAGGCATGATGAGATAGCAGGTTATGACTATGGTCGTGTCACTCAAAACGAGAATAGAGCCAGAGAGATCATGAGGCTAACTAAAGAGAATTCAGATGTTGTTGGCTTGATGATGAAGGGTGGAATATTTAATCAACTTGGCACTTTAATGGAGTCAGGAGTTCAAACGCCTTGGGGTACAGTAAATATTCCAGTATCTGACATGGTTAGAGCGGGTCTTACTCCTGAAAAGCAAGCTATTGCAAGAAATATTATGCAATTGATTTCAGAGGAAAACCAAGATGTAATGAAGGCGGGTAAGTCTATCTACGGTCCACAAATTTCGACATTTGATGCAAGAGAAATGTCTAAACCTGGATTCCAGATTAATGATCCTGCTTCATTCATTGGATACATGACAGGAAAACACATAATTGTTAACAAGTTCAATGGTGAATTAAATTCTGCGATGTTGCAATATTTTGAAGATCATCCAAAAGCAAATACATCTTCATTCTTTAATACAAACAATAAAGACTCGCCATACAAATCTATCATTGATAGATTCAATGCGACATACAGGGATTATCAAAGCAAGTCACCATTCGTTAATCAACCACAGAGATAATTATGGCAACTACTCCAAAAAGTACAGATCCAATTGCTGAAAGTCCTAATGAAGTAAAGTCTGAGTTAAAGGACATATTACCTGATTACCATGACAAAAATGGCAATTTTGTGTTGCCCGTAACTAATACTTCAGCTATACCTTCTGTCGTTATGAAGTCCAACCCAACCTATCAGCCAACCAGTACTGGGCAGGATCTGCTAGGAGGTGTTGCAGGCGCCTACGTTGGATCTAAGTTTGTTCCACGCATGTCTAATGCTGTGGGTGACATAAAGGATGTTTATGGTCAGATGATGGCTGAAAAATACGGCATTGAGCCTAATTCACCTGGTGAGAAGTGGGCGAGGAAGGTGACTAACTACGTCAGACCTGGCGACTACAGCGTTAAGCAAGCGGCTGAGAGCTTTAACATGGCTAAACCACAAGGAAAGATTTCTGGTCGTCTTGCTGAGAGAACTGGGATGAACCCACCTGGCGTACAACAATCTGCGGCTGAGCGTCTTTTAGCCAAGTCAGCACCTGAAATAAGCGTCTTAGACAAGAGTAAAGCACTCTTTGGTGCTGTGATGTCCAACCCCTTTTTAAAAGGCACTCTAGGGGGCTTTGGAGCGGGTTTTGAGGGTGCTGACGCATATCAAAGGGCACAGCAAGGGGATTACCTCGGAGCGACACTTGCAGGCGCAGGAGCACTGGGTGGACTGGGGACTATGACTCCACTTGCGGTGACAGGTATTCCAGAGGCTATGGCTATTGGTTCACCCTTAGCTTTGATGGCTTTGGACAGAATGAGAGGTACAGGCGAAAAATAAGGGGGCAAGCCCCCTAAAAAAACATAAGGACGTCTCCTCCTTATGTACTTGCAGTTGCCAAACTCAAGTAAGTTTTCCCCCTCGGATCAATGTCTGAGGGGGTTTTTTTATTCCTCAGAATGCATCATAGCGTCTACCAGGTCATCAATAAATTTGAAGTCTTCACGGGTTCTGACCTCATATCCAAGATGAATCTCTGTGGCATAGTCTCGGATGACGCAGTAGCGCTTGGCGTTGAGTTCCCACTCCTTGAGGATGGTGAGCATAGAGGGTAGATCCTTCTCCTGCCACCCTTCCCCAAAGAGTTGATCAACGAATTCCTCGCAAGTCAAAGGTTGCCCCTTTTCTCGCGCAAAGCTTTAGCTACCTCGGGGTTAAGGGATTCAACGAACTCAATGCAAAACTCACGCTCTACTCTAGCTATTTCAAATGCGGCGCTCTTGATGATGGCATCAGCCAACTCGTAGATTTCCACATCTTCGCCTGCGTACAGACCGTCTTTGCTATCAAATTCGCATGACAGATATGCGCTCTTGATCTCTTCTTTAGTTAAATACGGATTGCTCATTTTAATATCTCCACTTTAGTTGCAAATCTTCCGTCGGTACAAAAAGAAATTCTTTGTTGGTCATAAGTAATCTTAACCAACTGCCCTTCTTCATTTGCTTTTTTAAGTATTTCAGCGTCAGGTCTGCTGACAACAATCCATATGTCTTCATTGGATACTGAGCCAACCCCGTTGCGTATAACGCCAAGAGATAAGTCCACATCTATGAAATCAGAACAAAGAATAGGCGTGTTAGTCATCACTCGCTTGACTTGACCAACTGCCTCCGTATCCCTTGCAGAATACCCACAGGCTGTCAAAGCCATAGCCATAATGCCAATTAAAAATAATTTCATTTTTTACCTTTCATTTGTGATAGTTTGGATGGTCTACCACGTTTAACAGCAGTTTTGCGAACATACTTACGCTTAGGTGGTTGTTCTTCCCGAGCTTCTGCTTGCTTTCTTATGATCTCCATTAGTGATATTCCAAAGTGTCTTTCAGCAGGACGATACTCCCATTCCTCTTTGAATTTTTCCATATCTTCTTTGAACTGAGTAGCCATGTGAAGTTGAGAGTCAGCTTGATCGCCAATGGTTTCAAGTAGACCTCTAACTTCTTTAAGAGGAAAAGATTCTAAATATTCAATTATTTTTCTAACCTCTTGTGCTTCAAGCATTATTTTAAATTTCATACGTTCTCCTTAATATTTAAACTTTGGCATACACACTACATCAACAATCATCTCGCTCATCTGTCCCGACCCGCCAAGGGATCGTTTTGCAATGATTGGGACGGCTCTCAGACCTGTGGACTCGCACTCGTGGGTGGCTTGAATTACTTCATTCCTACCCATCTGCTGAACCCTTTGGTCATAAACGATCTGTACAGCAGGCAGGTTAGCCATCTGGGTTGGTACGTTCATCGGTTGGGATTGGGGTGGCTGAGCACAGCCTGCAATTAATACTGGTATCCAAGTTAATCTTTTCATTTACATCACCTTATGGTTGTTTTTTACTTGCCAATACATCTTGAGGGCATCAAACATCTGCCAACCCCGCTCAAGATCCTCTTGCGTCCACTCCACAATCTTGACCAAGCCAGGACTCGTGACCGACACAAATACGTTCGCACAACGTGCCTTGGGTACTTGCAATCCAACTCGGTAGGCACTCAATTGAAGTAGGTGTTCATCGTACCCCTCCACCTTATCCCCGTCCCTGAACTCCTTGGTCTTGAAGTCAAGCACCACCCCGTCCCCGTCTTGGGTGTAGAGGTCGCACTTACCCCCAAAGCCCATGTGAGCAAAGGAGCGCTCGGTTAGCCAGTTCTTAGCCCCAAATAAGGCGTCTACGGCTTTAGAAACACCCATCTGGTAGTCTAGGAACTCCGCAAGCATAATGCCCTCGTAGAAGCTCTCTAGCGCCCCGTGGATGGTTGTACCGCGCTCAGCCGCCCTTCTGGCGTGTTCCTTGGAGTCATGCTTAACCCTCTCGATGTAGGATTCCTCGGACTCTTCTGGAGCGCGGGGTAGCGTCATGCAGGCAAGCATCATTTGATTGAGCTTCCAAGCCTCCAAACCAGGCTTAGCGGCGGCATTTAAGATGGTGGTAACCGAAGGTACCAGGTTCATCGTTCGTGCGTCCCTGAGCGTGGTATTGCGCTGTGTGCCGTTCTTAGCGGTCACGGTGTACTGTGGTTTGCCTTCCTGGGTATACCAGTGCTGAGACTCACTTGCTCTTGCGATTACTGTTGTCATTGTTTTCCTTAAAATGGTATTTCAGATTGATCATCTTTTAGGTCGGTTTCCATATCATCAAACCCAGTGGACATTCTCGCCTTCCACTCAGGACTGCTCTCAATCTTAAACTTGATGTTCTTACCAAACGTCTCAAAGAGCTTCATGTCTGGCTCAGCAATGTTAAAGATGTCCAACTTGTTGTGACCTTCTGGCAGACCTGAGCCTTTGACGACTTGGGGTACGGGCGCTAGGGAGGCTACGTTTGAGTAGACTTTGTCGCCTACAGGCTTTTGGATGACGTTGACCATGCACCAGTGACCGAGGACGTTTTTCAGGTCAAAGCGGTTGAGTTCCTCCTGGGTGAAGGCTCTACCCCTCCAAGACTGTAAATCAGCCCTCAGAGCGGCTTTATCGTTCAAGGATAGGGTGTAGGTCTTGAATATCGCCATCGGCTCACCCTTGTCGGTTGTGACGCTCTCATCGCCGTGGATTTCCCAACAGATCATGACCTTGTGTGAGAAGTTGGCTTTACCCTCAAACTCTGACTTTTGAGTGCCAAGGTCTACGATACGGTAGCAACGGGCAAGGTGGAGTCCTGATGGTACGTTTTTGAATGTTGATGATTGGCTGTTACTGCTTGCAAATAGGCTCATTTGTTTCTTCCATTAATTTGTTGTAAATAATTTTCTGTTTAGGTGTCAGTTGCTTGTACTCTTCGATCATTACGTGTAGTTCATATTCATCCATTTCTTGTTTGTTACGTTTAAAGTCTTCCCACTCTTCCATCATTCTGTCATTCATTTAATCACCTCCGCTGATTTAAGCTTGCCTGTTTCTCCATCAAACGTAAGTTTAAGGTTTGCTTTATTAAACGGCCTCTCTTTTAAATCAATTACACACAAGTTAAAGTGAAAATTTATATACTGCAAATAATCAGGCTTAGGTTCTGGTTTTATTCTGTATTCGTGATTTTCAGCCCACAAAGGCTCTCCCATATCTTCCCATTGTCCATGTCTGTCTTTCCATTGAATCGGAGCACCATTTGCCCAAGCAATTATTAAGTCTGCGTGTTTGTGTTTCATGCCAACCTCAACACTTGAAGGGCTGTATTTTCGTTAACGCCGCAGGTGGTGTAATTGCCTTTGCCCCAGTACTTATGAAATAACGAACATGCAACTGACTGAATGGTTTCAAAATCAAAATTTGCAATTGGTATTTCTAAATAATCTCCAACATCTAGCTCTCTTAAATATTCTTTAACGTGTTTTGTTATTGAACCGTGAGGATATCTGCGCTCAGTCTTTTTCTCAGCAATCTCAAGTGTTCCGTGTTTGTTACCGTCAGTATCAATAATTGCATAACTGCATTTAATTGCGTTAAGTAAACGTATAGCATTATTTAATGTCTTTAATTCAATTTCTTTCATGTTTGATTCCTTAAATAGTGGGAGTTGCATTTATTCACCAGTGACGGCAAAGTACGACAATACGACTGACATAATCACAGAAATAAATACTGAGTATGTGAACCAGTCAATTAGTGTCCAAAAGTCTGCGGGTTGTCTGATGCCAAGCAGTGCTCGTTGGATCAGTTCGTCGTCCTCTGTCATGTTGTTGCGTAGAGGAGGTTCGTAGTAGCATCCGATCTGAATGCCTGATTTTGTTGTTGTGTAAACTTTCATTTGATTCCTTTTTTAAAACCCGCTATGCGGTAAACGAATAGTATCATAGTTTTTAACCTCAAGTTAATGTGTTGTATATTTAACACAAAGTTAATGTATAATCACAATAAGACACAGGAGAACACAATGCAACACAAAGAACCAGAACTCAGCCCACTCGCCCGTCAACTACTTGGTAGCTCAGGGGCTATGAAGTTATTCACCCAGACTGAATTTGATGATGCTTTGACAGTTGCCAAGGCTGAGATCATGGCTATAGCTATTGAGACGACTAGGAAGGCTATAGCGATTGAGAGGGAAGCTTGCGCTGATTTAGCGATGGAATGGAGCCAAGAGGAATTGTCTCAAGCAATCAGGAACAGGATGAAGAGAAATGATTAAAGATACAGCGGTACAAATACTTTTGGAACACTTTAGTGAGGGCATGGTACGCACTATTGTTGATGCTATTGCTGAAGATGAACGTGAGGAATGTGCAAAGTTGTGTGATGAATCTGAGTATCCTGATGGAATTGATTTAGCTTATTTAATTCGTGCAAGGGGAGATAGCAAATGATTACGCAAGAAAAACTTAAAGAGTTGGTTGATTATGTTAATGGAAAGCTAATTGCAAAAACCAATAGCAAATGCAGAAAAGTTGGCGACGAATTGAGTTCATTAACTGACAAGGGTTATCTTAAATCTAGTGTTTGCGGAAAATCTTATCGTGTACATCGTTTAGTTTTTTTGTATCACCACGGATATATGCCAACTCAAGTTGATCATATTGACGGCAACAGAATGAACAACAGGATTGAAAATTTAAGAGAAGCAACTTCATCTCAAAATAATCAAAACAGAAAAGCAACAAGTTCAAGCGGCATTAAAGGTGTTATTTGGCATAAGCAATCAAAGAAATGGGTTGCGTCAATTTGTGTAAATAGAAAAAGCGTTCACCTTGGTTCATTTTTATCAATTGAAGAAGCCGCATTAGTTGCAAATAAAGCTAGGCAGTCAGCACATGGTGAGTTTTACAGGGGACAAGAATGAAATACAAAGACATTAAAGATTTTGGTCAAAGGTGTGAAGAGCACCCAGACCATCAGTCCGGCATGATTACAAACCAAATGATTGTTGATAGGTTATGCGAAGAGATTGATGAGTTGCGGAAGTATATTGAGGAACACTTGGAAGATAAAAAATGATTAAATTAACCTACGAACACATTTGTGATGGATGCAAGAAAACGCTTGATACAGAAGTGTATGAGTGCAGTGATTATCCAGGAATGGAATTTCCAAAAACACACAGAATGTTTTCCTTTCATTGGCGAGGATTGAATGCCCAACTTTGCAAAGAATGTGCAAAGCCTTTGTATGAAGCACAAGAGCAAACTATGAAAATAATTATTGCTAACAGAGGATAATAATGACTAAAGAAGAAATAAACAATCAAGGCGATATTTACACAGTATCTGTTCATCCTAAGCCAGTTGGATATTGGTGTTTGTATGAACGCATGCCAAGAGTTCAATTTGCAATGTATCAAAAACCTACTGACGAACAAATAAAAAATACAACTGAATTGTTGGGTTGGATTTGGGAGGATGCAAAATGACTAAAGAAGAAATAATCTTTACTGACTACTCTGTCGAAACCATTTGTATGTATATCTACAACGCCATCTTGGTAATCACAATAGGTCTGTGCATGTACTACATATCTCCTTGGTGTTGCTTTATGTGCATGTTTGGAGCTACGAGGGATAAGGAGAACAAGAATGAAATATAAAAAAATAAAAGATCGCATTCAGCAGATGGACTTGATTGAAAAATACGGGTCAAGGATAGATTTGATTGCAGGGAATGGCGAGTTGTACAACAAGTTTGACCAAAGGAATTACGAAGCCACGCCACTGTCAGCCTACTGTACGGTAATCAGTGACTGGGATTTTGATAGGATGTTGGACGAGGTAGTACAGTTCACTTTTGAAGAAACAATAAGAATGATAAAGAGGCAGGTAAATGGGATTGAATGAATACTTTAAAGACGAGCCAAAAGGCGCTATAGTGGAGATGGCTGAATACCTAGGGGTAACTGCCACCTGGTTATCTTTGCTCATCCACGGGCACCGTAAACCCTCTCCTACGCTATCTATCAAGATAGAAGAGGCTACACAAGGATTGGTGAAAAGGGAGGACTTGCGGCCTGATATTTTTATGGTATGATTTACACATCTGGAGTCGCTAACCAGATGTGAAATGGTCAAGAAATCAAGAATACCTCTCAGTTTACTGTGTGGTCTTGCAAAACAGCAATCGAAGACTTTTGTCCATTTCAAACGTTTACTGTTGCTCTTTAGCCAGAGCCAAGACCACAGAGTGAATTGGGAGGTTTTTTTTATGCCAGTATTTTTACCTGCTATTTATGAAACATCAGCTTATGGCGAGGATGGATTTATTTATATTAATCAGTTTGATAATCAAGGATATGCACAATCTATAAGATTGACTATTGAGCAATTTAATGAGATTTTTTCGCAATCTGAACAACTTGATTATGAAGCACGTCATTTAAAAGGTGATTCAGATGCCGAATAGACTTATCCGAGATGAGATGTTGGAGTCGGAGTCTATTCTTAGTCTTCCAGTTGAGGCGCGTTGGTTTTACGTAACAATTCTTTTGTCGGCTGATGACATTGGATTATTTGAAGCCACAAGTTTTAAGTTGGCAAGACGGGCAGACATCCGACGTGAGTCTGGAGAATCAATGCTTCAAATGTTAGCAGATGCTGACTTAGTCAGGCTTTATGAGGTTAATGGCAAGCGTTATGGATTTATTCCAAGATTTCGTCAGCGCCTACAAATAAAGAGATCAAAGTATCCTGCACCACCCAAATCATTAATTTTAGATGATATAGACGCTATTAATAAAATCAATGACTTAGCTAACAAAACAACGGATGTACAACCGTTATCCACGGATGTAAAGCAGAAGATTACTGTTATACAACAGTCTGAACCCGAACCTGAACCAGAAGTTGAAAAGAAAGAGAAGAGTACGCCTCGTGGGACTCGGCTATCTCCTGATGCTACGCTTTCAGAAGAGTACAGAAAATTTTGTAATGAAAGAAGACCTGATCTAAATCCTGATGACGTATTTGAAACTTTTAAAAATCATTGGATTTCAAAGTCTGGAAGAGATGCTATCAAACTGAACTGGTACGCCACTTGGCAAAACTGGATAAAAAATGAAAGAGCACCAAAAGTTCCTTTTGTAAAAAAACCAAACTTCTCGGAGGGCATATGAAAGGACACCAACATCTGATCGACATGCGTAAGCGCGGCATCCATCCATCCCTAGCGTTTATCTACGACGAACCCTACCTACCCAACTGGGTTGAGGAGGAGCACTCACCTGAGATCACAATCTATGACGAGAAAGCCATAGATCGCCTCGACCTGCGGTTTTTGAAGGGGATGTATGTCTTTGCCTATCCCAAGACCAAAGAACGCGCTGTAGCCCTGTTTGAAGCCTTGCTGAAGGCTCAATGCGACTTCATGACCGTTACATGGCAAGGTGAGATACGACAAAAGCATTACTGGTCACGAATGTATGACGCCAGGACTGGCTACGACGAGACGGAGGTCGCAAATGAACTTAATTCCTGATGACGTAGATTTTGAGGCTTACCTCCAAGCCACCGAGATGCAGGCAAAGATTCACCCTGCCAAATCCTACATCCAAGATCTGATCGCCGACCTTGAGGAGCACAAAGACGGAAAGAAAGTCACCCTACCCTGGGCAAAGACCGAGCCGTTCTTTCACTTCAGGGATGGCGAGGTAACCGTTTGGGCGGGTCAGAACGGACACGGCAAGTCAATGGTGACCTCCCAGGTGGCGCTTAGCCTGATCCAACAACAGCAGAAGGTCTGTATCGCAAGCTTTGAGATGAAGCCTGTGACGACCATGAAGCGCATGGCTAGGCAGTTTATAGGCATGAATCCAACGTCCAAGGAGTTCATGAACCCTGAAGGATTGGAGGCTCTCAAACAGCTTTACAACGAGTTTGGCGTGTGGCTAGACCAAGGTATGTGGTTCTATGACCAACAAGGCTCGGTGAAACCTGACACGGTTCTGGGCATGATCAAGTACTGCTTTGAGGAGTTGAAGATCAAGCATGTATTCGTAGACTCGCTGATGAAGTGCGTGATGGGGGAGGATGACTACAACGGTCAGAAGTACTTTATCGACAGGTGCTGTGGAATGGCTAGAGACTACGCAGGTCATATCCACGTCGTCCACCACCTGCGAAAGCCCAAGGATGAGTACGAGTTGCCTGACAAACACGACAACAAGGGTTCAGGCTCAATTACTGACCAACCTGACAACATCATGCTCGTGTGGCGCAATAAAAAGAAAGAGGACGATCTGAAATCTAAGGGGATACTCAGCGCCGCACAGTCTGACCCTGACGCCATGATCCTATGTCGCAAGCAAAGGAACGGGGAGGATGAGCCGACGTTTAACCTCTGGTATCACAAAGACTCTCAGCAGTACGTTGAGGAGCAGGGTAAAGAACCAATGAGATTTAGGACAGCATTTTGAAAGTAGAACTACCTTTCCCCCCGTCTGAGCTATTCCCAAACCGTATGAAGGGTAGAGCTTGGGCGTCGCTGTACAAGATCAAGGGAGAGTGCCGAGAGACAGGATTTTATTTAACTAAGCAGGCTAAAGGCGATTGGACGTGGAATCGTGGTAGCATTAAGCTCAAGTTAATGTATGTAATGCCAGACAAAAGATTGAGAGATATTGATAATTGCTTAGCCGCAAGTAAATCATTGCTTGATGGATTAGCTGATGCGTTACAGGTTAATGATCGTTTCTTTAAGCCCATAGAACTGAACTGGGAGTACGGAGACAAACCAGGAAAAATAATTGTGGAGATAGAACAAGATGATCAGTAAGTACACGGCGGGTAGCAAGATTCACCAGGCACTGGAGCGCATAAGAAAATCCAGCATTTCGTCCCAGGAGCTAAGAAAAGAAATCAACTATACCGAATCAATACTCAGGCTAGAAGAGTTTATTGTCACTCCGCTGATCTCTGACGGGTTTGTAATCAGAACCAATGGACACAGTTTTTTTCCTTTGCTGACCATCACGCCAAAGGGTGAGGAGAAGTATTTATCAATGGGATTAGCCAAGCGCCGTGTAGCTAAGGTTGATCGAGTTGATAGGTTTGTGGGTACGTATGACGGGAAAGAGCTTAAAGCGTTTACTGGACGACCAGGCGCAATGGATCACATGAAGTGCCCAAGCCTGATGGCTGAAGGACTGGTGTATAGGAGATTAAGATGACTATAAAAAAAAGTGAATGGCAAGAATTTAAATTAAAACATGAACATTTAAATTTAAATTATAAAAAAATTCAAAAAAAATCTCAACAAACATTTAGTGAAACAGAATTAATAGTTGAAAATTGTAGAGAAAGAGGAATTGACTATAAAGAAATTGCATATATTTTAAATTTTTCTTTATGGAAAGTTAAGGATATAGATAAAAGAGTGCAACGTAAAAGACAATGGTTTATGCGATATTTAGAAATGAATAGATATTTAAAAGAGCCAGTAATTGTTAATTTAAATTTGATTTAAGAGAACAATAAATGAAAAATCCACCATCAAAGAATTTGTGTTTGCATATGGCACAGTATTACGGAAATATGAGAAATCAACTTGCAAATAAATATTGTTTGGAATGGTTAGTGTGTTGGGCGTTTTACGAGGATTATTTTGATGAATAAAAAAGAACGCTATGCTTTTGGATATATAAGTCCAGAATTAATCTTTGGAAAACCTGAAGACAATAAATATGTATCAACAAACAAAACATTTGTTCCAAAATATAGTTTTTTATATGACACAATAATTGCTGTTATATGTATATTTGGCGTTATTTTTACTTTTATTGAACTCTGTAATCATTTTGCGCCATCTGAAGAACAAATTGCTGAAATGCACAAGATGCAAGTCGTTCAAGAGTTCGATGGATGCAAGGTATATCGTTTTTATGATGGCAACTACCACTACGTAACCAGATGCGGATCAAAGGTCACAACCCAAAAGAGTTGGGATGAGTACTGTGGCAGAGCCTGCACACGTCATAGAAAAGAAGAGCTAACAACGGAGAACAATGAATGAAAAAGCCAAAAGAGATTGACCCGCAGGAAGCCGTTGACTTTTTGATTGAGCAGAGCAAGCCCTACGCTAAAGCCAAGTCAGAGCGGATATACATGGAGGAGTTCCGTAAGACCCTTAAGGCTCAACTGATGATTGAGGCTGAGCGTATGGGGCACAAGACAGCCGTCACGCAAGAGAGGGAGGCATACAGCAGTCCTGAATACGAAGCCCATTTGCAGGCGCTTAAAGAGGCTGTAGAGAACGAGGAACGGCTGAGGTGGATGATGATAGCGGCGCAGGAACGGATCGCCGTGTGGAGAAGCCAAGAGAGTAGCAATAGGATGTTAGACAAGGTAACCCTATGAACAGCAAGCTAACCAAGGCTGAGCGTGATTACCTGGGAATGATCAAGACTCTTCCCTGCGTAGTGTGTGAGCAGGCAGGACCCAGTGACGCCCACCACATCAAGCAAGGGCAGACATACACGTGTATTCCACTGTGCAAGGACTGCCACCAGGGTAGTCACAACGGCATTCACGGTCGTCAGCACATGTGGAAGGTTAAAAAGATGGATGAATTGTTGGCGCTAAACAACACGATTTCCAATTTAATGCAAGTATTTTTAAGAAATTAGGGTTTGTCCTAACATTTATTTTGTGTTTGGACGGTTTGAGCATTAACTTTAAGTTAAGATACGCGTATCGGTTACCGATATTTAACTTTAAAAGGAAAACGAAATGACAAACGCAAACATCCCACTCTCCTCAGTAGACACACTCGGCGAATTACTCGCACGTATTGCAGAGCTAACAGCTAAGGCTGACGCAATCAAAGACCAGATCAAAGACAGCGCATCACTCGGCGGCGCAAAGGTTATTGAGGGCGACGTCTTCAAAGCTACCTACATCGAATCCAATAAAAAGACAGTTGACTACAAAGCATTGTTGGCTGAGTTGCAAGTATCTGACGAGTTGGTTGCCAAGCACACCAGAGTCAGCGCAGTATTCTCAGTCAAGGTTACATCACGCTAAACCAAAGCCCCTTCGGGGGCATTAAGGAGATCCAAATGACTACAAAAAACACAATTGACCTTGAGGCTATGGTTGACAAGGCTCAAACACAAGAAGAGATTAAAGAAGCGATGGCTGAAATTGATCGCCAACTAGATCCACTTCAGCAGTGGAGGCAGGGTTACGACCAAGGCATGAAGACTGCGGTTGCATCTATCAACGAGATGACTGG